ATAGTTATATCAACCACCATCTTAGGAGGTTGTCCATAAGGAAGGGGTTGCTGCATAAACTCAGGAACAGGATTAGATACTCCGGAAACAGAGCCGACCTCTATATATGGAGTACCATCCCTATGCAAAATGAAAAACTCACTATTTACTCTTAGATTCTGAAAAGGCATAATCAATAAACTCTTTAAGGAGCGGGATTACTCCCGCCCATTGTTTTAAACTACTCCGGTAAGAATTTGCAATGTGTTGCTACCTGATTCGTAGTAGCACAGATAAATTCCGGTACCGGTAATATCCGAAGCAGTAACATCTGCGCCGGCAATCGTAGTCAGTGCTTGAGTAGCACCGTTGGTATCAAAAACTACCGGCAATGTACCGGTAGTACCGGAAGGGATCGGCTGTGCCAAACGGAACAGAATCAATCCGCTAAATGGAGCAGAAAGGAACGGATGATTCCGAAAAGAGAAACGTACGTTGGTAGTACCTACGGTAACACCTGTACTTTCCAATCTTGGAATACCATTCTTATTTGCCATGATAAAAGGACTAATGAATGCCATATAATGCCTCCTTCCTTTTATCCCCAACCATTAAAATTGCCCCATGCTCCAATACCATTGTAAAGACCATACTGAGCTGCAACGCAAGAAGGAATCCCTACAACCGGACTATAAGGCACCTTCGCTACTTCCGGCTGGTTACATTCGATTTTCGCAAGACGAGAACTCAAATCATTTAAAGCTGCACCAAGAGGAGCCGTTGCCTGTCCGACGATCTGAGAGGTCATGGCAGAACTTTTAAATGTGCTATTCTCCTCACGAAGTTTATCAATCTTGTTCTGCATTTCGCGCATTTCAGCTGCACGCTGGCCGGCAAGAATCTGTTGTGTGCTATCCTTGATGGAATTTTGCAGATCACAAGTCTGACGTTGAGTTTCATATGCAACAGAAGCAAAGCCTCTTTCCTGACCAGTCGCAACACCGTTAATGGCATTTTGCAATGTGTTCGTTTGCTGACAGATCGCCAGACGGTTTTCGCAGCAGCATGAAGCAATCTGTTGAGCGATCTGACAGTTACCCTGCTGGATAGCATTGATAATCTGCATTGAGCTTTGACCAACCTGATTTCCTACCTGTTGCACCTGTGACATCACCCCATTGATAGCATTCTGAACCTGACCGATTGAACAGTTTAAATTAGTAGCCAGATTGTTGATTGCCTGTCCGTTTCCTTGGATTGCGCTCATAAGTAATTCCCTTCCTGCATCGTTGTTAATTAAATTAGGGATACCAGCCCCGGAAAATCCACCACCGTTACCACAATCACCATTACCGCCAAATCCATTGCGCCCAAAAAGAGGGAACAGAAAGAAGAGGAAGATAATCCACATAAACCACGAGCCATCACCACCAAACCCGTTGTTGTTTTTCCCTTGCATAGCAACCAACAAATTGGGGTCAATACCTTTCTGTTGCAATAGCGGAGCTAGCATAGCCATCATTCCACTACCACCACCGTTTCCTCCAGATTCCGGGAAAACGTAAGTCTTTGTTTCACTCATATTTAATTATACAGTTATAACACGGTCAATATTAACCGCATCACAAAGAACACGATAAGTCCGTTGTACTTAAATTATATCGTTGTAAGCTCGTTGTTAATTGATTGTAGATTTGTTGTGACACTCCATTTCCGGAGCCTTGCCGAAAAGCTGTTCTTTAGTTTATTTATACACTGCTGAGTAAGACCGGTAAGATACGATATCTCCCCTTCTGTCACTCCTTTTTCTGTGAGAACATTTACGAGTATTGAACGGGCATCGACACAGACCTCTCTATTACTGTGAAGCATTGAATATTCATCTATCCCTGTTGTCTGACAAACTATTGCGACTACCTTTTGATACATATCAACAATTTTCATGCTAAAGAACATATTAGATTATAAAACAAAACATCGAAGGCACTGTTATTTAACTTTGAAAGCCTCCTAACAGTGATCCCACGATGTTTGCCCGTTTCTGATTGGTAGTCGTATGACGGGTAGTGAGGCTTTCTTTTACTTCTTTGCCTCTAAAGAATGCGTTTGTTAATGGTGTTTCCTATGCCGGCCTTCTACCACCGGCAAATCAGACTATTATTTCATATTATCCTCCTTTCCTTTTCCGTTTAACAATGATATATCCTACAATTATAACAACATTCAGCGCAACTAACGCCCAGACTATCCCCCCTATCTGCTGGGGAATGGTAGTTTTATCTTTTTGCTTATCTTCTTCCTTCCTTTCCTGAACAACTGCCTTTATATTATCATTCACAACAGCAGACTGATTCAAGCTCGTAGATTTATCCTCCTGCTTCTGTTTGTTGCTTTCCCGTTTTGTGGTTTTCTTTGTCTCGGACTTGACAGGAGGTCTACCCGTTCCTGGATCGGTTGGCTTATCTGTATCATAAACGGTTGTCACTTCTTCAACCGTTTCGGCTACATTCTCGTTCTCTGTCTTATTCACTTGCTCACTGGCAGAAATGGTGTCTTTTCTCTGATGGTTGCCGACAGATTCAATGGATGTTTCCTGTTTAATATTTGATTTGTGACTACCACAGGAACACATTGCCGACATTAGCAAAACGACAAATATCAACCGTTTCATAATCCCCCCTCTTGTGGGACCGTCCACTCCGGACCGCTCAATATACCCCTTAGCTCGGACGAATCATGCCGGTACGAGGTCATAGCATCTTCTTCTCTCAAGACGGGATCGATATAATCTTCATGCAGGATAACTTTCAACCCGTCAACTGATCTTCTTGCTTGTGCCGGGACCACAACACCGTGATTCAGGCACCATTCTACTGTTACAATTACGTATTTCATAACTTTCTTATTAACTTTAAGGAAATATTTGTTTGGTCTCCGGGAAGCTCTTTGTGATATTTTTATCGTAGAGGATTTCTATCTCAATAGGCTTGTCAATTTCTACTTGAGTTACTATCGCTAAATTACAAATACCATCACTCAATGAAATTGCCGGTATATCGTAAACTCCATCTTTAGATATAGGA